CAACCAGAAAAAGGTAGACAGTAAAAGTGGTTCAGTTTCAATATGTGATTTGAAATTGTATTCTGACGATAACAATATTGAATTTGTTGGTACGTTTGATTTCGATTATCAACGATACGGATATAAAAAACAAATTACATTCACCCACACATTTAATTTAAACATCACAACTGGAGACATTGTCGTTGGTTATAAACTTAACAACAACAATCTAACAGATGAAAGACAATTCAAATCTTCATCTTTAACTAAAAAGAATTCATTTAAGTTGTTATGTGAACTAAGTGAGAATGGATATTATCGAGGTGAAAAGAGATTAAAGTTTTGGGGAGTTAAGTATGATAGAGTTATTGAATCCATCAATGAAATCATCTACAAAAAAATAGAGCCGCACTTTAAAAGTGACTTCATTAAATCTAAAAACTACCAACACAAAAGTATTATAAATCCATTATACGATATGTTGGTTGACTATCATTTAGATATGAAGGATATTAAATCGCACGATGGTGTTTATGAACATATCAAGTATGAGTACCCGAAGAAGAAATGGTTGATGAAGAACGATAATAAATTTCTACAATCGATACTTGATTCGTATGGAATTAAATCAAAGTACTTGGTTAGTCAGTTAAACATAAAGTCCGATAAACCAATTCACATTAGTTCTTTAAATTATCTTTGTAAACTATTTGGTGACAACTACCTTGAGTATTTGAAACAGTTTGTTTGGGAACAACACTGTTACGATTTACCACCCAATAAAAAAATACATCAACTCAAGAGTGACGCAGAAAAGAAATCAATGGTCAAACTTATTAATGGTTGGGAGAAAGAAACATTGAGGTCGGACTCTTTAATTTATAATCTTAATAAGTTGTTTTCAATCAGAGAACAATTAGAGGCGAGAGAGATTGAATTAAAATTTAAAGCAAAGGATGATCACGAGTTTGAAAATATGTTAGAGTCCTGGTCAGGTATTAAACTACATCTTGCTCGTGGATATAAATTAAGATACGAATTCCCCGAGGACTTCGTTAATATTATTGAAACTGAAATTGATATTGATGGTGAAATATACACACCAAAGATTTTATTAACCGAAGAGGACTTCAGAATGGAAGGGTATAATATGAAGAACTGTATGAGTAAACAATTTACCAATGGTAATCTTTATGTCTATGTCGCTTTGGTCCACAAAAGAAAACGTATCAACTTACAATATCGAAAAGGTAGTTTAGTTCAACAATATGGTAAAGCAAATACACCTGTTGTAGAAATATTTGATTCTGCAGTCCAAACTTTAACCAATAGATTCAAATCACACCCAAATATTGAGTGGAAAAGAGAGAAATATGACTTTTTAAATAACTGATAATCAATTAGTTAAACCACATTATAAAAAATATTTTAATTTTTTTTCGTATTTTCGAAAATATCACTACATTTGTATCGAAACAATTTAAACTTACAGACGTATGAAGTATTTTTCAGTATGTAGTGGTATGGAGGCGGCAACTGTCGCTTGGGAGCCACTTGGTTGGGAATGTGCAGGTCTATGTGACTTTGCAAGTTTTCCACAGAAAGTCCTTAAACATCATTATCCTGATGTTCCATTTTATTCAAATATGTTAAATTTATTAGACGATGAAAAATTCAAAAAAACAGATTTCGACGTATTCGTCGGAGGCACCCCGTGCCAAGCTTGGTCAAATTCAGGACTCAGAAAAGGAATGGATGACTTACGTGCTCAACTCGCCATTAAATATGGAGATATTCTTGAGTCAAAATCTCCCAAGTACAACGTATGGGAAAACGTCGACGGTGTTTTTGATAAAGAACACAAAGAAGGGTTGTGTGACATCATCTCCTCTTTCACAGGTGTCGATTTTAGACCGGACAACATCAACAGAGGGGGAGGTATTGTTCAAGGTACCAAACGGTCAATCGCTTATAGGGTTTTCGACTCCCAATATTTTGGAGTACCCCAACGACGCAAAAGAGTCTACATTGTTGGATATCGTGGAACCGACTGGAGAGTCCCTGCAGCAATACTATTTGACGAAGGATGCTTTAAGAAATTTAAAAAAGAGACTCTCAAAGAGAGGGATGACCGTACCAAAAGTCTTCTCGGACAAATTAGAATCGCAGGTACAATAACCAAATCATATTCTAAAACATTAACCGATGGGTTTGGTAAGGAATCAACATCAAATTATTGGGTTGATGAGGGTGGTATCCGAGAATTTACCGAGAAAGAATTACTTAGACTTCAAGGATTTCCAGACGATTATCTCGATTTCAATATTGATGGAAAGAAACCATCATATTCTAACGTAAAAGGTATTATTGGTAATTCAATGACAGTAAATGTAATGAGATGGATAGGTCAAAGGATACAAATTGTTGATTATATTTTGAAATCTCAAGAAAAAAACGTATATTAAATTATGCAAGAAAAAGAATCAAAAACAAACAGTCATTTTTGGATAAGTTTAGTGAAATCAGGCATCAGAATTGGTGCCTGTTATTTCCTCTTCCAAGAACAATTCGGTAACGCAGCAATAGGATTGGCGTTAGCTGAAGTATTAGGCATCGCCGAAGAAGTATTTTAATTAAAAACAAAAAGAAATGAAAATTTTAACAGATCTTAGATTTTATGTGGTAGTTGCCACATTATCTTTCACAGGTTTATTAGTCAACTATCTAAATAATTTAGATGAATTGAAGAAAACAAAAGAAGAATTACTTAAATGTCAAACCGACAATGGATACATTCCAGGTGGTAACATTACGTTTTCAAGTGAAACTGATTCGGCATTATACATCGCAGATAGTGTTAGAAACGAACTATTCCTCGAAAGAGTTGAAGCAGGTAGACACGAATTAACAAGAGAAGAAATATTAAACAAGTACCCTAAACTTAAAAAAGAGTACGAGGAATTCTATAACCACCAAACAGAGTAGTATGTCTCAAGATTTTCACATTGGAAATGGAAATTACATAAATTTACAAACAAGTAGTTTAGTTAAGTTACAAGAACAGTTTATAGTTTATACTGAAGACGGTCCTGTTACATTGAATGTTGAAGTTGCTGCGGATTTTGCAACCATAGATAAAAAATACCACGAAATATTCTTTAATGTAATATCTTCTAAGTATTTAAATAAAGTCGCATTCGGAGATAACCCATTTTCAGAATGTAAACCAATCGTTCCTAGAAAATGGTGGCAGTTTTGGAAATCAAAATACGTTCAAGCACTAAAATAAAACAATATGGTAAAGTTTGGAATTTTGTTAATTGTGGTAGGACTATGGACAGCTTTTGAAATTTATCGGGCACCGATGATGGACGAAAAGACTGGTAGAATAATTAAACCTGGTAAAAAACTTAGTGACTTATGGCGAAAGCGAAAATAGAATTTGATTTAAATGATGTGGACGATAGAATGGCACATCTTAGAGCCGTTAAATCACTTGATATGGCAATGGCTTTATGGGATATAACCCATAACACTAAGAAAGGTTTAGAATGGTCATTAGAGAATAAAGATGTCGACAAATATGAAGTACTAGAAATGGTATTTGAAAAGATATACGAAATCTTAGATGAACATAATGTGCGTACAGATGAGTTAATAGTTTAAAATATTTATAATTATGATAGAATTCTTTAAGAAAAACCAAGACAACATAACCAAAGGTGCAGCAATCGTACTGTTACTAGTATGCTACTTCCAACAAAGGGAATTAGCTAAACTTAGGAAAGAAGTATACACATCTAAAGAAATTAAAGTGGGAGGTGTACAGAAGGATAGTCTTCTAAATAAAATAAAATAAAACAATTAAAAAAATGTCAAGACTCGTAAAGGCGTTAATCGCAAATGCAATTTCAGAAAAAGAACAGGCACTTATGTCATTAGAATTATTAACTGAAAAATCAGTTGGTATTGGAGATCACACCGCAAATGATTTCTTCAAAGATGGCGAAATTGCTCTACAAAGATTGGTGGATGCCGAAGATAAATTAGAAATACTTAAAAAGTATTTTCCAGATGGTAAGTTAATTGATAAAGATTAATTATGATAACTATTAATGAAAGTGCGTTAGTACATTTGAAAAAAGTTATGATGGAAGAGGGTATCAGTAATGATACCCATTTTTTGCGCGTAGGGGTTAAAGGTGGTGGTTGTAGTGGTCTTTCTTATGTAATGGATTTTGATACCCAAACAACCGAAACTGATGAAGTTATTACTCTACCTGAATTGAAGGTGGTAATCGATAGAAAATCAATGTTGTATTTGGTTGGGACTGAGTTACAGTATTCTAGTGGTTTAAATGGTAAAGGGTTCGAATGGGTGAACCCAAATGCATCCCGCACCTGTGGATGTGGAGAATCTTTTTCTCTGTAATTTTTTATTTTCAATTTTATTTCTTATATTTTATTTAAACATTTAAATCATAATATTATGCCAGATTTTACACCAGATGATATTAACATCGACCCGAGTGAATTCGTAGATGCTTGTACATCTAGAGAAAGACAAGAACTAATTGATTATTTAGTTGAATGTGGTTATATCAGTGAAGACCAAAAAGATATTAAATCACCTAATTACGGTGTCCGTAGACCAAATATCAACGATGAATCTTTTTGGGATAGTCTTGACCATTTAAAAAAATGTAGACATCTA